AATACAAAAATAGTCAATAAACTATACATAATTAATTACAACTTTAGAGGTCATTTATATTATAAAGTTCTTTAATATCTACTTTGTAAACAGCAGGTCTATTATTGTAACCAAAGTTAGTTAGTCGTTCTGGCATATCATTTATGAAAGGAAACCAACCTAATATTGAAAATTCATAATCACCTTCATGGATAACTAAAATATATTTTCCTTTTTTCTCTCCTGGTCTAATCAATAAAAAATTATAATCTTTTTTTTCTTGAGTTCTTATTTCTATATTATTTTGAAAGTCTGAATCATTATATCTTTCTAAGTTGTCAGTATAAGAACCATTATAAAATTGATTCATGGCTTTAGCCCAAGAAATTTCTCCTAAAGCACCTAAGAATGAGTCGCCAAGTTGTTTTTTATAATCTCCTTGATAGCCATAAGAAAAACCTTTACCCATTTTGATATTACCAATAAATCTTTTAGCAGCTACATTTAAAGCAAGTTCTATTTCATTAGATTCTAATTTAACTTTTTTCATGTCTTCTCCTTGTAAATATAGTTCTCCAAAACCATGAACGCATCATAGATATAACTGTAAAGATAACTGCTATATGAAAGCTCTCAAGAACTGTTGGGTGTAAATCAAAAAATGGAAATATAAATAACTGAATTAATGTAGATAAGATTAATCCACTACCTACATCAATTATAGTTTCAAATAAATTTCTCATTTTTTATTCTTTCTTGCTTGTTCTAATTCATTATTTCTTTTTTCATATTCTTCAATGCTTTCACCTGAAAAATATTTAAACCAACAATCGCAACAAAAATCTTTGCCTTTTTCAACTACATCTGCTTTCATTTTACACTTACAACAGATACGATAATCACCATACATATTCACTCAATTTCTTTCCAATCCTTTTCTATTTCATAAGTTAATTCTTTATCAAATTTTATATCTTTTAATAAAGGTTTTATTTTATTCCAATCTTCTATAGATGGATAAGAAAAACAATTATCTTTTCTAAACCAATGCTCAATCTTAGTTTTAGCAATATCTGTATTATTAACTAATTCTTTAATTGTAGTTTGTGATTTAAGATAATCAATAAATTCTAATTTATCTGGTAGGTTAGGTCTATACATAAAAGGTTTATCAAATTGATCTATTAATTCTGGATTATTTTTTAAAAATTCCATAGCAACATCTGTTGATAAAGTTATTTGAACTCTTTGATTACTATTTCTATTTACTTTTCCTTTTAAAATTTTAGCAGCATAAATCATGCTATCTTCATTTGTGTCCATTGAGGTCGGTGTTCGATACATTCTCTGCTTCAATGATTGCTTTTCCAAGTTCTCTTGCGATTTGTGGTACGATTGAGTTTCCAAGACTTTTGACTCTGTTGGCTCTATCTTTGTCCAATTCATAGGATACCCCATTAGGAACTCCACAAAGTTCGGATTGAGTTTGCCACCAGGTTTTATTTTCTGTTGTTGAATCATGTTCCCTATTACTGAAGTCCGATTTTTTTGACTCTGAGGAAATGTTAGATTCTTTGCATCGTTGGTTGTCGGTGTATTGTAAATTTTGTTCTTCTCCAAGTATATCATTGCATCCGATAGTTTTGCTCCGAATGTCATTTGAGGATTGTTTTTTTTCCGAAGAATAAAACCCCCAGATTTCGTTTGTTCCACTCTCTCCGATTGCTCCCCTCCTTCTTCGCATCCTACTGTCGGAGTTGGATACATCTGAACAAATGCAGTCAGATTGTGTTGACTTGCTTTTTTCCAACCTTTCCTTTTTATCAAACTTTCTGCATTTTCTTGACCTGATGCTTTCGGAGTTGGGTACATCTTCACCGCTAGTGGCAGAGGTGTTCCCCCTTGTTTGTATTTCTTGGTTCTCTCTGATGCCGAATCTTGTGTTGGAGTTGGATACATTACATCCGATAATCCAGATTCTTTTTCTTTGATGCCAAGCACCGATGCCTGAAGCTGGTATAATAAGACATTGGACTTCGAAACCTTCTTTTTCCAAGTCAGTTTGCACCTGTCTGAGTACCATGCCTTCTTGGATGTTAATAAGACCTTCAACATTTTCGCCAATGAACCATTTTGGTTTACATTCTCTGACGACTCTAATAGTTTCATCCCAGAGGTATCTATCGTCATCTGTTCCTTTTCTTTTCCCTGCAACTGAGAATGGTTGACATGGGAATCCCCCAGTAACGACATCTGCTTGGTATTTATCTCCTTTGACATTTCTTATTTCTCCTTCGATTGGTATGTTTTTAAAATTCTTTTGCAAGACCTTTTTACAAAATTGGTCTTTCTCACAAAAAGCAATTGTTTCAAAGTGTCCGGTAGATTCTAAACCTAATGAAAATCCACCGATACCACTAAATAAGTCTAAGACCTTTAGTTTAGTTTGTTGCATAATAAAAAATAAATAGAGCAATCTCTATTGCGATAATTGTTTCAAGCATTGTAATTGTTCCTTTGGTTTGAGGTTTTTAATTCTGTTCCAAGTAACACCATTGATAGACCTAGATCCCTCAATGATGTTCTTGAAAGTTTGAATAAATAGTTTTTCTTTTTCAATCTCAGTTGAGAGTTTTATTTTTTCTTTCATTAATATTCTTTTTTAATTGGTCTAATTTCTTGCTCCAAATACTTTCCCAACCTTTAGGACAGTTCCATTTCATATATTCTAAGTTCCTTATTCTCCTTTTATCCCTTAAAGCTATATTAAAATCATAGATCAAAGGCAATCCAAATTTATTTCTTGTCATTATTTTACCAATATTGTTTTAGTTTTTCTACCAAACATCCATGCACTAACCATTGGAGGATCTGTCAAGCCATCCATAGAGTCTATATATACAGTCAAATCACCAGAATTTGTTTTAACTGTTACATAGCAACTACCTTTAGTTCTTGCATCTAACTTAATTCCTTTGGCATATTTATTTTCAAATTTATGTTTTTTTCTATATGCTAGTTCTTCTTTTCTGTTCATTTATCCCTCTTTATAAATTTAACTATATTATTAAAGTATTTTTTAGGTAAAGGTAAAATAACCTCCTTTTTCCTAATCTCTGCGTCTTCCATATCCATGAAACTAAAAAACTTCTTTCCTGGATTTCTTTGTTCTAGGTCTTCTGTTATTGATTTAAAATCTTTAGCTTTCATTATGCTCCCTTATTTTTAATCATTTTTTTGACTTTATTAGTAGTAAATAAATTAACAACATTAACACCATTAATATTGTTAAACTTTTGGACACCTTTAAAAATACAAGGTCGTTTTTTTATAAAATTACCTTTTGCATTAAAGTAATTTTTATCCCAAAAATAATCATATTTATTTTCAACCTCATTAAATATAAATATATTATTATTACTTTTAACAACTCTAACAAAAGCATAATTATATTTATGCCTAGTATTTCTTTTGCTAATAGTTTTTCCATTAAGTTTGATAATATATTTATTGTTATATTTTTTATTCACTCTCATATTACCTTCCTTTTAGTTTCTGATCTCATCAGTTGAGGAGTAACCTCAAGACAAGGGGGATTGCTCCCCCAAGTTTCGATCTATGCAGCTTTTTCCTTTGGTTCAAATCCTAATATTACATTAGCCATAAAATCCCAGTAATTAGCTGCAACTTTATCTTTTAACTTTTCGCTAGGGTTAGGATCTATTGAACCCATTTTGACAGCTAGATCAACGATTGCATCATTATAATATTCAATATCTAATGCCAGACCAGATAACCATTCACTCATAGCTTTGAACTTTCCAACTCTTTCAATATTCCAACCATATTCAGAATTGAAACGATTAAAAATATAATTAATCTTGTCTTGCTCTGTAGTGATTGCTTTACCTTCTAAGTCTTCTTCTATAGTTGATAGAATATAATTTTTATAATTCTTTTTATATTCTGTGTGGTGTAGTTTTCCCCCTTTCTTAATATTCCACTCATTAGATAAATCTAAATGATTTATAACCCAATGCCTAGCTTCAGACTCATTAGGAAATTGTTTTGTATAATTCTCTGAATTTTTATTATTAGTTATTAAGTAAGTGTTCATAGTTTCCTTTCTATTTGATTCGTTGAACATATATCTTGTATAACTTCTGTTCTATATTGTCAACTATTAAACTCTAAGATTGTAGAAATATTTATGTTCGCTGAATGTTCTTATTGATTATAATATGATTGAGTATTAAACACTTACCCTTAAAGGAAAGGATTTTATGACTACAAAAGGATTTACCCAAGTCCCAAATCAATTGATTATCGATGAGAGGTTGAGCAAAGAGGCTAAAGCCTTATTTATCTATTTAAGGTATTTATCGCCTAAATTTAGAAATTTAAGAAATGCCACATTATTGACAAAATTGGATATTTGTTTATCCACATTACAAAAAGCCAAAAATGAGCTAATTAAAGAAGGTTATCTAGTTATCCACAGAAAACCCTCATCTAACTATTATGAGCTTAGACTAAGTAAAAAATACTCAGGGGATAAAGTATTAAATAAGCAAGAGACTAAGTATAATTTACTTAGTATTAAGAATAACAATACTATGTATAACAACACTATGTATAACAAGGGATTTAAAGGATTTAAAAAGGTTAAATAATGGATGATAAATACTATTATAATGGTGAACCTTTGCAGCTAAGTTATAAAAATGATTACAGCATGGGGGACAAGGTTGAAATAGTTAGACAGATAGAAAACGATTTTAAAAGTGGGATGCTGTCCTGGAGTCAGATGTTTTGGATTGTTGAGAATAAAGCCTTTGGAGCTTGGACTTGCCAAAATATCATAGATAAATTGATGTTCTCCGGTAAATTAAAAGTAAACCCCTTAACACTTGACAAGCGAACATTTAACACAATTAGAAAGCCTTTTGATTTGTAATTTACTATATATTGTGCTAATAGATTAACTGGCTACTAGCTCCCTCTTTTAGTTGTTTTTAGCCTATTAAGTTAATTAACTAGTGAGTCTTTCAGATACCTTTCTTTCTTTCCTTAAACTGGAGGACTCACACTAATTTAGAATTATTATAAAGTAATGGCTGGAAGACCTAGAAAACTAAATAAAAAACTTGAAGAAAAGATCCTTGAATTATTAGCTGATGGTTTAACCATTAGACAAGTATTTGAAAAACCTGAAATAGATTATACTTGGCAATCATTTAGAAATGAGTTGGTTAAATCTGATGAGCTGATGCAAAAATATAATCAAGCCAAACAATTAGCAATTGATTTGGAATTATCTAATTTGAAAGACAAAAGACTAGAACTTGAAGCAAAGATTGAATCTGGAATAATAGACGCTAAAGCCGGTCAGAACCTGGTTAATCTTTTTAAACTAACTATTGCATCATCTCAGTGGTCAGCTGCTAAGATTTCACCTAAAAAATTCGGAAAAGCAGCCGAATTAACTATAAAAGGTGATGATAAACAACCATTAAACATTACTTGGAGCAAATAAACTATGAATTATTTAGGTCTTAAATCTTTTAAAAGTGTTGATTTTATTAGTTTAAAGGTATTATTTGCACACATAAAAAGCAGATCATACATACAAGGTGTTGCAAAATTATCACAAAAGGAGAACAATTAGCGAACTTTCTGATAACGATTAATTATCGGAACATTACTAGTGATAACGCATAACTTATTGATATAAAATTTATGGTTGTAACTAGTTAGTTATTGGTTTTGAATTGCTAAATATGGGGGGTTTTTTGATTGGTGGCACCTTATTTTGTGTTACCGGTTAAATTAAAATTAATGTATGCTACAAACACATGGACGATAGATTTCTAAAAACAATAATCTTCATTATGAAAGATAAAACGACAAAAAAACCAATTGTGATTACACATTTTCAAGGTTTTAAAACAAACGATGAAGCTGAAGACTTTTCTGAGTTCTTAAGAACACAATTTATTTTGCCAGACGATTATCCTGATGCAAATACAACTATACATTGAATGATATTTCCTAAAAAAAAATACGATATTATTGTTATTGATCCACCATGAAAGATAAAAAAGGTAACTCATAAAACAAGACCTAATCAGGTTAATATGGATTATCCTTTAATGGAATTAGATGAAATTAAACAAATGCCAATAAAAAGTTTGGCAAAAGACAAGTGCTGGGTTTTCCTTTGGACAACACAAAAATACTTGTTCGATGCAAAAACTGTTTTAGAAAATTGGGGTTTTAATTTTTTGTGTATGGGAGTTTGGGAAAAAACATTTGGAAAGTCAGCTGGGATGCCTTTATTTGGTTTTAGATGGAACGCAGAATTTATATTAATAGGTTATAATAAAAAACCTGATTTATGGATTAAAGGAAAACCATTAATACCATTATGTTTTCAAGCAGAAAATATTAGACATTCTCAAAAACCAGATAAATTTTATAAAATGATTGAACCTTTGGGAAATGATAGAATTGACATTTTTGCTAGACAAAAAAGAAAAGGTTGGGATGTTTGGGGAAATGAAGTATAGGGGGTTTTGATATAATATGAAACAAATTGTAATTCCTTACGCACCAAGAAAAATCCAAAATTTTTTGCATGAAAAATGCGATAAGAACCGCTTCAATGTAGTCATTG